TATAACTTGATGTATCAAGCTCGTCGAGGACAGTAATCATGGCAAAGAACAAGATTAGCGAATACAGCGCAACAGCGGCTAATAACACTGACATTGGTGGGATTAACATTGCTGAAGGTTGTGCGCCATCAAACATCAATAACGCGATTCGTGAATTGATGTCTCAGCTAAAAGACCAGCAAGCAGGGTCTGATGGGGATAACTTTACTGTTGGCGGTAACTTGTCTGTTAGTGGCACTGTAACCCTAACGAATGCTTTGCCGATAGCTCAGGGCGGTACTGGAAACACTACAGCACCTACAGCGATTAACGCTCTGATGCCTTCTCAGACAAGTAACTCAGGTAAATACCTAACAACTGACGGTGTTAGCGTTGCTTGGGGTACTGTTACTCCGGGAACAGGTACGGTTACTAGCGTAGGTATAACATCTAATCTATCAGGTATTACGGTTGCTGGCTCTCCTGTAACGTCATCTGGTTCTATATCACTTAATGGCACATTAAACGTAGCTGCTGGTGGTACTGGTGTAGCTTCACTATCCACAGGTGCGGTATTGGTGGGTAACGGTACGTCTGCCGTATCGTCAGTAGCCCCTAGTTCTAGCGGTAACGTCCTAACTTCTAACGGTAGCTCTTGGGCATCATCTGCTTTGCCTGTAGCCTCATCATCGGTGTCTGGTGTTGTTAATACTGGTACTCAGACCTTTGCAGGGTCTAAGACATTCAGCACAGGCGTAACGTCAGCCAATGGCTATAACTTTACGTCGAATAGTTCGTTATTTTGGACTGGTGCTGAGGCTCAGATTCGTATCGCTGGCAATATGCGCTTATTCGTAGGTGCTACATCGGCTGGTTTCGACTTGTCAGACGTTCAAAAGGTCGGTGGTGGTACGTTTAACAGTTACTCAGACTCACGTTACAAGCAGGACATTAGTGCCTACAATAAAGGTCTAGCGGAACTAAAGCAGGTTGAGCCTAAAAACTACCGCTTTACCGCTGAGTTCATGAAGTCTGATAGCCCATCACAGCAGTTTGTGGGTATTATTGCTCAGGAACTAGAAGGTACTGCCTTTGCTAATTGTGTAAAAACTGACAACAATGGGTTTAAGATTGTAGATACTTCAGAACTCACGTTTGCTCTGATTAATGCAGTAAAAGAGATGAGCCAGCGTATCGAACAACTTGAGGCTAGAAATGGTTGACATAGGTAAAGCATCTACTGCGGCGACTTACGGCGGTTCTGCGACTGCCGTTTTTTTTGGTCTTACAGCTAATGAATTCGCTGCGCTTGGTGGTCTAGCAATCGGTGTTATAGGCTTGTTAATTGGTACTTGGTTTAAGCACCAGCATTTACAGATTGCTAAGAAGAATCAGAAGCCTGATCCAGAGGAATAAATCGATCCGCTAACGCTACTTGCTGCTGCTAATGCTGCTGTTGCGGCTGTAAAGAAAGGTTGTCAACTTTACAAAGAGATCAAGGGTGCGGCAGGTGACGTTAAGGATGTGCTGGATGATCTGAAGGCACAGTATCAGAAGATTGTTGACCCGACTCCAGTACAGAAACAGCAATATAACGCTGAAGTCCAGAGGGTTCAGGAGATAGCCAAGGCTGACCCTAACGATGTATTTACTGACATCGGCAACCAGCTAGGCGCATTGATGGATGCTTATGACTCTATCAGCAAGCTATTCCTCAAAGAGCAGTTAGAAGCCAAACAGGTTTATAAGGGTGAAGAATCGATAGGTAGGAGAGCATTAAAGCGGATATTGATTACGTCTAGGCTTGATGCGATGTTAGCTGAGATACGCGAAACGATGGTTTACAAGGCTCCACCAGAGCTAGGATCATTGTGGAGCAAGTTCGAAGAAATGTGGCAGCGTATCGTCAAAGAGCAAGATGAAGCTCATGCGGAAGAACTTAGGCTAGCTCAGATAGCATCATGGCGACGCAAAAAAAGAATAGCGGAAATCAAGTCAAAAGTGGCATGGGTCTCGGCAGTGGTGTTCGTAGTTATATGGGCGGTGGGTCTAATGTGGCTGACGACAAGAAGCGCGATGATGAAAACATCCCTTGGACTTTATTGATTACTGTCATGGCGGTGTTATTAACTTTCTTTATCGTAATGCCTATTCTGGCTTTCATGTACTACGATATGTACTACGCTCATCAAGCCGCTATCATCGAGATTAGGAAGATGAAAGAACTCCGGCGAGAGATACTGATAGAGAGGATGTATCGTGATTGACCGCAATGCTTTCAGGAAGTTTATTCCTCATTCTAAGTACGCAGATCAATGGTATGAGGCTCTATTTAGCCAGCAAACAGAACTCAGTGGTAAGTCTCTCCTGCAAGAATACGAAATAACCACTCCTAACCGTATAGCGGCTTTCCTAGCCCAATGTCATCACGAATCAGGTGGGTTCGTATGGCTAACGGAAAACCTGAACTACTCTGCTTCAGGACTCCTTAAAGTATTCCCTAAGTATTTCTCTACAGACGCTCAAGCTAAGGCTTACGCTAAACAGCCGGACAAGATTGCGAACCATGTTTACGCCAACCGCATGGGTAACGGTGACGAGGCTAGCGGAGATGGGGCTAGATACAAGGGCAGAGGACTGATCCAGCTAACGGGCAAGGATAACTATTTCTGGTTCGCTGCTAGCCTTGAGATGACTCCAGAACAAGCCTCAGAGTACACACAGACGTTTGAAGGTGCTGCCCAATCTGCTTGCTGGTTCTGGGAGACTAACAAGCTCAATCGATTCGCTGATGCCACAGACTTGCGAGGCATGACTAAGGTCATTAACGGTGGTTACAAGGGTATGGAAGATAGAGAGGCTCAGTATGCGCGCGCTTTGGCTGTTGTTCATTCTTAGTCTCGTAGGCTGTGAGGATAGGTTCCGTTATCCTTGCCAAGATAACAAAAACTGGAATAAACCTGAGTGCCAGCGTCCTACTTGTGCTGTAACGGGAACCTGTCCAGATCAATTAGTACCTGCTGCCGACTTTAAGCCGGAGGAAAAATGAAGTGGAGTCCTGACCAGATTGATTCAGTCATTAAGCTAGTCATTGGCACTACCTTTTGTATGGTGCTTTTGATGATGTCTAGCCTAGCGATGTACTCGGTTGTTTTCGTCACTCAGCCGATGAACGCTATAGCACCAGCGGATAAACAGTTCTTTATGCTGCTGTCGGACATGAGCAAGTACATATTAGGCGCATTGGCAACATTGCTTGCCATTAAAGGTAAGGATGGGGTTGCTAAGTTGATCGATCCACCACCCGGAGTATCTAAGGCGAGTGACTGGACTGATCCACCTAAAGCGCCACCACCTTCACCTACACAGGCTCCTGTTCGTATGGAACCAACGATTGCACCAATAGCCTCAGCAGGTTATAACGGTAAAGCAGCACCCGAACAACCACCACACCCGGAGATCACATGATTGCATTACGAATGGTTGGAACTGTCGTTCTTAGTCTTCTACTTGTGTTTAACATTCACGCTGGCGAGACAAAGAAGGTCTGTCACGCTGAGAAAAGACAGGGTAAAGAGGTACAGGTATGCCGTGAGGTCAAGATTCACAAGAAACTTGATGGCACAAAAGTACCGCCGAAATGAACCCTTACGTCATCATTGGCGTTGTAGCAGCCATAGGCGTTGCAGGAGCCGGAGGTCTATATCAAGGACACCAGCTAGGAAAGGCTGAGGTTCAACAGGCTTGGGATAAAGAGAAAGCCGAGCAATATGCTCAGTACGCTAAGGCTCAGGAAGAAGCTAGGGCTAAGGAGCAGGAACTACAGGCTAACGCTGACCAGTTAAGGAAAGAGAAAGATGCGGAAATCAGGAATATTAACGCTCGGGCTAATGCTCTCTCTAACAGCTTGCAGCAGCGTCAAACCCGCCCCTCCGAAACAAGTTCCTTGCCCAGTTCCTCCGGTGCTAGATCAACATCCTGTAGCGGAAAAGAGCTTTACAGAGAGGATGGAGAGTTTCTTGTCAGGGTCGCTAGAGAAGCCGACGAACTCAGGTCAGCCCTCAAGCAGTGTTACACCCAATACGAAGCCCTAAGAAAGTGACTTCTGAGCCTCTGTAGCGATCTCTGAGGCTGTTTTTATCATCTGGTCATAGGTCTGACCACTACCCCTAGCAATTAAGCCTCCTAGAGCCGCTGCGAAGAAGATACGCCAATCGTCATTAACTGGGCTTTCTTTTGTTTCCTGCCACTTAGGATCATCAGGATTCTTTCTAGGTCTGCCCATTTCGTTCCCTTAGCTGTCTTGCAATTCTGTTAATGTGGTTTACTGGAGTCGGCTTCCCGGACATATTTCGGTAGATGCTCGGAGACTTCTTCTCGATACAAGACTTGCATATCCAGCGGTTAGTGCGGTTACCTCGCCTAAATACCCCACCTTCTTCATCTCTAATGGCTTGGCAACTGGTGCAAAATTTAGTCATAGTCTGCGCTGGCAAGTAAATGCTTGGATGTCTACGCGAAATGCCCCTGCGAACTTGCAGTCAGAAGCAATCCGAGATTCTGTCTGTATACCGCCGACATACCATCCGATCACGCAGAGCAGGATAGCGACGATAGACTTAGCCCACCAGCCATTGACCATATCGATAGCTTTAGCAATGTCATTTGTCATCTTTAACGAATACTCCTTCCTTATTCAGAAAGCCTTTGCGATCCTTGATCTGATCGTATGCTGACTGAAAACAGTGTTTTAGATCGACATCTTCAATAGCAGCAACCATAGTGAGGCATACAAGAACGTCGCCAAGTCCGTCAATAATTGATTCACGATCTCGTTTGGTAATCGCATCTGCTAATTCCCCCATCTCAGAGAAAGCCTTGAGAAGCTGCGTCTTAGCGTCTGAGTTCTGGATGATTCCTCTAGCCTCACCCCAACGGACTACTAACAATTCGGTTGCTTCATAGCTCATAGGAAACTCTCGATTTCTTCAATAGGCATGGCAAAGGTCTTGTGAATGGCGATCATCATGCTAGCCGATACGCCATATCGCTCGTTACGAATCTTGCTAATGGTAGGAGTTGATACGCCTAGCGTTAGGGCTAGTTGGCGGTCATTCTTAATGTTGTAGGTCTTTAGTAAATAGTCCAGCAATTCCATGTTTTCTCCTGAGTTAATGCCCGTCTTTCCGGGCTGTCAACATACTCACACAGAGGGGAGAAACCTACCTGATAGGAGACTGTGCGTATGCTGCGTAGGTTATGTGCGCCACCTATCGCTAGGCTTAAGGGTGAGGTACTCGCTACACCAGTTCTATCCTTGACGATTTGTTAATCGAAAAGCTGGCATCTGCTTTCCCTCATAATCAAAAGCAACTTGTATTGCAGTTGCCACCATAACAGCAGGTTGTACAGGTCACATACCGACCATCGTAGTAATAGCTATGTGTCGAGCAGCTAGCCCAAACGAGAGGGGCTGTAAGAGCTAACCAGAGTGCGAATAAGTATTTCATAGTTTCTCCTTAGAATGGTGCGTCACTAAGATCATCGTCTTGAAACTCTACTTTCTTTGCTGGTTTCTTTGGTTCTTTGCTTTCCGTTGCTTTCCCAAGCATTTGCATAAAGTCGCAATTAATGCCATAACTAACACGCTCAATGCCTTCTTTGTCTATGTACTTATTGCTTTTAATCTTTCCTTCAATATATACCTCAGAGCCTTTAGTAAGGTACTGCTGTGCGATTTCTGCAAGTTTCCCAAACGCAGTTATTTTGTGCCATTCAGTTGATTGCTTTTTTTCCTTAGTGACTTTATCTGTCCATTTCTCATTTGTCGCTAGGCTAAATGTGGCTACTGAATCTCCACTGCTTTGATAGCGTATTTCTGGGTCTTTGCCAAGAGTTCCAAGCAAAATTACTTTATTTACTGATGCCATATTTACCCCTTAGTAAATTTCTTAATTGCTGATCGCTGCTTGCTATCCAACTGGCTCCAGAGTGCAGTCTTCCAATCTGCATCTAGCTCCAGAGAATTGATGTACTCCACTGCCTCGCTTACCTGATCTTTGTGAATCAGCATAATTACGTCGGCTGCGTAGCTTTTAATTTCTTCCTGTGACTGTTCGTCTAACGTATCAAATACGGACTTAGTAATAGGCTTAGATGACTTAGGTTCTTCTGAGCCTGTTGTAGCGTCTAACTCATCATGCTCACAGATAGCTAGAGCCATTACCAGAAGATAACGAGTAATGTAGGTAATCGATGCGCCTAGATTCTGGACATCGTGACAGCCTTTCAATTGAGCCGAAGCCATAGGGCAGGTGAACTTAGCGCAGCCACCATTAACCGTATCAATGACTCGCATTGTCGCCAGATCGTTGGTGAACTCTAGCGTATGGCAAAGACCTAGTTTAGCAAATATCGAGTTGACTGTAGGTAGGAAGTCGGTCAGTTCAAAGTAGCGATACCCTGCGAACTTGTTATGTCCTGACTTCTTTAGCTCGATATTCTGGAGCTTGACTCTGGCTTGCTGGAGTTGTGCGTACACAAGCCATTGGCGATGTTCCTCTTGTTCCTGCTGGTTGTTCATTACTTACCCCTTAGCGAATTTTTTATTGAAGATGATATTGTTAGGTTGTGCTTTCTCATTAGCTTGTATCTTTGCAGCCTCCTTTTGCTCTTTGCGAATACGGTCAAAAGTCTTACGAATGTTTGTTTTGCCAGACGAGACATATTTGAATGATGGGTCTAGGATTGATGTCATAAGCTATCCAATAACAAAGCCAGTAGAAACATTAGAAAGATGACTTTACCAGAATGACGGTCGATGAAGTCAGCTAGCTTATCGTCTGTCCTGAATAGTTTGTTCATGCTTCTTTCCCCTTAAAGTAGTTTTCTGCTTCCCGGTCTTTGTGTTCCTGATACAGCCTGTCTTGATGCTCAAAATGCCGATCCTCGTCCGTCTCATCGTATTCAGGCAAGTTCTTAGCCTTCACAGTACGGTTAATCATGTTGATAATGAACCGTTGCATACTGTCTCTCAATTGGATAGGATTTTGATGATGCTGCGACCAAACCCATAACATCTGTGAAAACTCCTCGCCAATATCTGCGGCTGTCATGTGGCAAAGCACATCATCTGGATGACCGTCTAACAGTTCGTAAAGTAAAAACTGCTCGAATTCCTGTGCGTTCATATTTATCCTCTAGTAAGTTACCGCCCCGAAATAATGCCATACCTTAACAGATAGGTGTAAAAACATTTCTATAGATAAATCAAATCCTATAGGAACATTCTATTACCAAACAACAACATTATGAGACAATGAAATACGAGAAAACATTAAAAAGATTGCAAGAAACGCAACCTAAGCTAGAGAAGTACCCTGAACCTAGAAAGACAACTCCTAGAGGGCAACCAGTTGAAAGAAGAACCTTCAAAACTCTCAGTTCCAACGTTAAGCGACAAAACTGGAACGATTAAGAAATACCACCATGGGCTGAGATATTGCGCTGGCTGCAAGAAGTCCAGATCGTCAATGCAGTTCAAGGAACACAATGTTTGTAAGATTTGTCAGTTGAGAAACATTACGGTATAGTTCACAGGGAATGGCTAGGGTAGCTCCTGAAAAGACGATTCGTTACCGTCCTGCCAAACCCACCCTTTTAAGTAACGACAGCCAATAACGTGAGGCTAATATGCACTACTACCAGCACCATATCGGTGACTTCATTAAGGCTACTTCACGCCTAACAGATTCTCAGGCAATGGCATATTTGCGCCTGATCTGGATGTACTACGACTCTGAAAAGCCCCTTCCTAACGATATAGACGTTCTTGCTTTGCAAGTCGGGTTACCAGCCGACCAAGTCGAGCTACTGCTCAGAGCCTATTTCCGGCTTGAAAATGGTGTCTGGAGGCAGTCACGTTGTGATGCAGAACTTGAGGAATATCGTAGCTTTGTTAGCAAGAAATCACTAGCTGGCAAAGCATCTGCTGAACAACGGAAGAACAAACGCTTAACGTCTGCTGAACAGGTGTTGAACGAGTGTTCAACGGACGTTCAACTAACCAATAACCATAAACCAATAACCAATAACCAAATAAAAGAAAGGAAACCCGTCGTTCCTACGGAATTACCTGATTGGTTGAATAAAACTGATTGGAACGACTTTGTTGAAATGCGGAAAAAGTTAAAGAAGCCGATGACAGACCGAGCCGTAAAGTTAATGATTTCTAAATTGGAAACAATGAAGAACAAGGGCATCGATACGTCAGAGGTATTGCAAAAGAGCATCCTTGCTAACTGGTCTGACGTTTACGAACCTAAAGTTCAGGTTCAACAAAATTCTATGGGGAGACGAGTTCTATGATTGGAAACTTGCTAAACAAACTCGAAAAGGTCAAAGGTTCTAAAGGTCGCTGGACTGCTTGCTGTCCTGCTCATGGCGACAAATCACCAAGCCTTGCCATAACGGAAACTGATGATGGTCGAATCCTGCTCAAGTGTTTTGCCGGATGTTCAGCGCATCAAGTCGTTGAAGCCGTAGGAATGGACTTGACAGACCTATTTCCTAACGACAACAATATCAATTGCCTTAAAGAACAACATTTCAATAAACCAGTACGCAGACCGTTTTACGCAACAGACCTGCTGAAAATAATCCAATTTGAGGCACTTATTACGTCCATAGCGGCGTTTGACGTAAGCGAGGGTAGGGAAGTATCAGCCGAGGATAGAAAACGGCTTAAAACGGCTGTATCCAGAATCAACGAAGCAGTAAGTTATATTAACTAAGGGAAACTATGACCATCACACTAACCCGCGAGGAAGCGCAGCAGGTGCTAGATGCGTTGCAATGCGCTACACCGCCGACGTTCAGCGCAAAGATAGTAGAGGATTGGCAGAATGCAGTCGAATTTCTCCGCGCCCGACTTGCGCAGCCTGAACCGGAGCCGGTGGCGTGGGTGTACGACAAATTTAATTGGGAAAGCTGGGGTGATGGAAGTTGGCAAATAACCGTGACGCAAAACAAAGAGCAAGACGATCAACAGCCACTCTACACCGCCCCACCACAGCGCGAATGGCAGGGGCTGACGGATGAGGAGATTATGTCGCTGTTGCCCGGTGCAGTCAGGCTGCCGCCGGGATGGTCTGAAACTGTTCGCGCCATTGAAGCCAAGCTGAAGGAGAAGAACACTTGACTATCGAGCTAACGAGAGATGAGGCTGAGGAGCTACTAAAGATTCTAAAGCTGATGTACACAAACCATGCCTTAACGAAAGCCCTTGCTGATCGACTAGCCGGAGAGCCGCTGATTGAGTTCCCGAAAGAGCCTGAGCCAGAGGAGCCGGTTGAGTCTGGATGGAAAGAGCTTTCTACCGCAGAGATCAAGGCGATTTGGAACCTAACGAAAAAGCCTAGCGACTTCTCGACACTGCTCTTGGCAAAGATTAAGGAAAAGAACTATGTCTGACATGGTGAACAATCCTCCGCATTACAAGACAGGCGGTATTGAGGCTATCGACTACATTGAAGCGAAACGGCTTGATTTTCATCTTGGAAACGCTGTGAAATACATAAGCAGGGCAGAACACAAGGGTACATATACGCAAGACTTGCAAAAGGCTATCTGGTATCTAAATCGTGCTATTGAGGTCAAAGAGAAAAATGACCTTTCACGATGACCTAAGCCGAGGCGTAGCCATTGAAATGCAGGTGCTTTCGAATATTCGGAAGAAATATCCATGCGCTACGTTGATTGAAGGTTACAAGGGCTACGACATCTGGATACCGGAGACAGGCACAGGCGTTGAGGTGAAGTACGACCCGATGTCTAAAGAGACAGGCAATCTGGTCGTTGAAGTCGAGATGTCTGGCAACCCATCGGCATTGTTGGCAACCGAGGCTAAGTGGTGGGCTTTTTACGATGGCGACGTTTTTTTATGGGTCAGACCTAGAGACATTATTCACTGCATTATCGAGAATAAATTGGTATATGTAGAGTTTGTAGGTGCTGGCGATAGGAACAAAAAGAAAGCGTTTTTGATTAAAAAAGAACTGCTGTTCAAATATGGGGAGAAACGATGAGCATTGAAGCAAGGGCGATTGAACTGGACGAGGCTAGGAAAGCCAGAATCCTGAAATCCGAGACTATTGACGTTGAGAAGTACCTTCATGCCAACGATGTGACGATTCGGGTAAGGAAGGCTAGGGATTGGCTGGAGTCGGTCAAGGAGTCTTACCTATCGGAAACGGTAGAACGAAAAGTTGTTATGCCTTGGACTAAGACGCATGATTCTTTTGCCTATCGTGAGGGTGAGGTAACGGTTTACGCTGGTAGCAACGGTGGCGGTAAGTCGCTTATAACTGGTCAAATCGCGCTGCACTTGGTCAAGCAGAATCAGTCGGTCTGCATAGCGTCATTCGAGATGAAGCCAGAGAGGACTCTACAGCGGATGCTCCGACAGTTCTCCGGTGAATCGCTGGATGATCCGCTAACCCATGACAGGGCAGGATTCATCACGAAGATGGTTGACCGGATGGATAAGTTTCTAGGTAGTAATATGTTCCTTTACGACCAGCAGGGAACTACTTCACCAGAGAAGGTGATAGCCATGACTCGGTATTGCGCCACAGAGCTAGGCGTTAAGCACATCATCATTGACAGCCTAATGAAGTGCGTGAAGAACGAGGATGACTTCAACGGTCAGAAGTCTTTTATCGACGAGTTAACAGCATTGGCGAGAGATCATAACGTTCATGTTCATCTAGTCCACCATATCCGCAAACAACAGACGGATGAGACTCAGCCGAACAAGAACGACTTGAAGGGTTCGGGGTCTATCTCGGATCAGGTGGATAACGTCTTTTTGGTGTGGCGTAACAAGAAGAAGGAAAACGCTAAGAACCGCGGTGAGCAGATAGACGAGACTCAGCCAGATACCTACCTAATGTGCGAGAAGCAGCGGAACGGTGACGGTCAGGAGTGGTACGGGTTATGGTACGACAGTCTAAGTCAGCAATTTGTAGAAAGAATAGGGGCAAGATGTGACTTTGACAACCGAGGAAGTTTTAGAGCATAGGCACAGGTGCGAGGTGCGCCAAGTCTTAGCATGGAGAGTAGAGGACAGGGGCAAGGCGATGGATTATCTGTCTAGGGTCAAGGGTGATAGGCGGGATAAGCTGGAGAAAGATTGCCGAACTCAGTGGGAACGTGGGAACCGAGGCGAGAAGGGGGATTGGCGTGGTCTATAAACGGGTGGATTCCAATCAAGTCGAGATTGTCAAAGAGCTAAGACGCTTGGGGATGGAGGTCGAGCATCTCCATGCGGTAGGCAAGGGTTGCCCGGATATTCTTGTTGGGTACAAGGGAAAAAACGTCCTGCTGGAGATAAAACGGGATGAGAAAGCCAAGTTAACCCCGGATCAAGTCTTATGGCATCACAGTTGGAAAGGGCAGGTTGCGGTGGTTACTAACGTAATCGACGCAATAAAAGCGGTGAAAGAGGTTTGCAGGGAATAGGTTTTATCTATTGAAAATGGCATTTCCCGATAGAAATTATTTAGTTTACCGATGGAAACCTTTTATGAGAGTATCTGTCCATCGACAACGTAACACAGGGGAACGAGATGATTACAGAGAAAACGATTCGCGGTGACAGCCAATGGGTAAAGATTACCCGTGACAGCAAGAACCGCACATTTACATTTGCGCGTGGGTACAAAGGTGAATTCCAAGCGCATGACATCGATACATGGGGGTTTGAGTGGGTAAGAACTTGGAACGATGCGATTGAAAAAGCCAACGATAAATTAGTAATTTACGCTTAATCAACCAGCCGGGGGAAACCCCGGCGTTATAGGGGAACAAAATGCAAACATTGACCAATCATGAAAATGTCAGGAATCGTACTAATCGCGCAAATATGTGGAACGATGCGCTTAACATTGACGAATTGCGAGTCACATTAGAAAACATCAGCAATGATGACAAGAGAACCCTTGAAAGTTATACGCGCAAAGAAGTTGCTTCCGAAGCAAAATATGTTTTATCAACTTTTTTTGAATCTGGTCATCTTAATAACGAATCGTATATTGGAGAATTAGGACAAGCAGAATACGAATGGGCAGCATTGGAAGTTGCAAAACTTCAACAATTCATTCAAAACTTTGGTAAATAAAAATCAACCATCCGGGGGAAACCCCGGTTTTTAGGGGGAAATATGAAAGTTGAAGGAACAACCCAACACACAGCAATTTTCGTCGATACGGTTGGCAAGAACGTCTGGATTAACGTTATGTTGTCCAACGGCAGCGCAAACCTATCTATCTCGCCTGAAAACGCTGAGAAGCTGATTGAGGCAATCCGAGTTTCCATTACTGAGGCTCAGTATGCAGGTTAACCCACACGATGCCATCGATTTTATTTATCAAAATTCTATGGCTTACGCCAAGGCTAAAGCCGAGGTTACTTACCTAGAGGAGTTTCGGAAAAGCAAGAAAGCAATCCTGTTTAGTCAGGCAATAGGAAATACGGTCGCTGACAGGGAGAATCAGGCTTATGCACATCCAGAGTACCAAGCCTTACTAAAAGGGCTTCAGGCGGCTGTAGAGGCTGCTGAAGAACTGAGGTGGAAGCTGATAGCAGCACAGGCTCGGATCGACGTATGGCGGTCTCAGGAGGCTTCTAATCGAACAATGGATAGGGTGACACAATGAACGAGATCGATGATAGCAATTTGGCACAATGTGAGTATTGCGGTTGGGTAGTAGATTGGGATGAGGTTCCGAGGGCTAGGGATATGTCTGGCGAGATCGTTACCTGCTGCGAGGAGTGCAACGAGGGCGAGAGTTTCGTAAATTATCCGGCTAAGAACTTTAATGTACAGAAACAAGAAGCTACTTGAAAAGGCTAGAGACCTACCCTGTCAGCATTGCGGCAGGGAGGACGGAACAGTAGTCGCAGCCCACTCGAATCAGTTGCGAGATGGGAAAGGAAAGGGTATAAAGGCTAGTGATTTTAGGATTGCTAGCCTTTGTTTTTTATGCCATTTTGAGCTTGACCAAGGCAAGAATCTTTCCAAGCAGCAGCGGTTAGAAATGTGGGAAGAAGCTCATAGAAAGACCATCGGCTTACTTTTTGAACGTGGTTATCTGGAGGTCGTATGAAAAAGATGTCTAAGGCTCAGAAGAAGGTCGGTAAGGTCATGGGCGAGTTTAAAGAGGGTACTTTGCATAGCGGTAAGGGTGGCAAGGTGGTCAAGTCCAAGGATCAGGCGATTGCCATTGCTTTGAGCGAGGCTGGTATGGCTAAGAAGGGCAAGAAGAAATGAAGCCCGGACTCTATGCGAATATCGCTGCTAAACGGAAACGTATCGCTGAGGGTTCTGGCGAGAAAATGCGTAAACCGGGTGCTAAAGGTGCGCCAACTGCTCAGGCGTTTAAGGAATCAGCTAAGACAGCCAAGCCGAGGAAGAAATGAAGAACGGTCAAAAGAAATCTGACAAAGAGTTGCTAAAAGAGTATCTCGACGAAGAAAAAGAAAAGAAAAAGAACGGGGTCAATGAAATAGAAATCGAGATCAAGATTCCTATGGGCAAGCAAAAACGGGGTAAAAATGGGCGCAGCATGGACTAAGAAGGCTGGCAAGAACCCTAAAGGTGGCTTAAATGAGAAGGGCAGGAAGTCTTACGAGGCTGCAAATCCCGGCTCTGATCTTAAGCCTCCTGTTAAATCTGGCGATAATCCTCGTCGTGCTTCATTTCTAGCCCGGATGGGTAATATGCCGGGAGCAGAGCGTAAGCCTAACGGTGAGCCTACTCGATTGCTCCTGAGTCTAAAGGCATGGGGAGCCAGTTCTAAGGCTGATGCAAAGTCTAAAGCAGCCGCTATATCCGCAAGAAACAAGAAAAAATGAGATACAGCTACGGGCTGGAAAACATTACTGTCCGGCATTGGGGCGAAAAGGCTGACGTTTTAATTGGGGCTTTCTGCTCAATTGGCGATAACGTCGAGATATTTCTAGGTGGAAATCATCGGACGGATTGGGTAACGACTTACCCTTTCGGACATATCAATGAGGACGTATTCCCTTGGCATGGCGAGGGTCACCCAGCGACTAAGGGTGATGTAATCATCGGGAATGATGTCTGGATCGGCTCAGGCTGCACGATTATGTCCGGGGTGACGATAGGCGATGGTGCTGTTTTAGCGGCTAAGTCTGTGGTGACTAAGGATGTTCCTGCTTATGCTGTAGTCGGTGGAAACCCTGCTCAACTCCTAAAGTACCGTTTTAGTTGGGATCAGATAAAGAAGCTGCAAGAAAATCCTTGGTGGGAGCTTCCAGAAGCCCGTATAAACGAGTTAATTCCGTTATTGTGTTCAGACAAGGTAGAGGACTTAATTGCAGCCCTTAACGCTTAATTTAGGCTCCGGCAAGGATTGGCGGGATGACTGCCTAAACGCTGACATTCAGGCTAGGGTAAAGCCGGATTGGGAAGTGGATATATCGAAAGTTAGATATGGGGCGATAGTCCAGACCAGATTTGGTGAGGTTGAGATTAAGCCAGAGATGTTCGATAAGATCATTGCTAACGACGTTCTGGAGCATATCCCGGACTTGGTAGGGGCGATGACGAACTGCAAGAATCTGCTAAAACCGGGGGGCGAGTTCCATATTCATGTGCCTTACGAGCTAAGTCTAGGGGCTTGGCAAGACCCGACCCATGTAAGGGCGTTTAACGAGAATAGCTGGCTGTACTACACTGATTGGCACTGGTACTTAGGATGGGAAGATCGGTTTCACTTGAAGCAGATGGCGTTTAACCTGTCTGAGTATGGTAATGAGTTAGCAGAAAAGAAATTAACTGACGCAGAAATCCTGAGAACTCCGAGGGCTGTAGATTCGATGAGTGTCATTTTATGCAAGCAATCGTAATCTGTACGGTAAACAACGTCGGCATAACGGTGCTGCTGGAGTCTATTCGCGTTTATGGTGACAAGTTGCCCGTTTACTTATGTAGTAATAATTTGGGATTATGGGCAAGAGCAAGAGAAATCTGCGACAGTCTCATCTACCGACCCAATCCTGCTACCAATTTCGGAGATGCTTATAACGCAGCCATCGACTATGCCTTCGAGCATGGAAAGTTTGACTCATTAATTTTAGCTAACGATGATGTGGTTCTTAATCCAAATACGCTATCGTTAATGAGAGAAGATACTGAGGTTTTGAGAGAAAGAGGCTTCAAAGTCGGGTTTCTGGGGGCTAGGAGCGACTATGTATTGCCGGATCAGAACATTAGGTTCCCGGTCGATGGGGATAGACGCAGTGCGCTAGGGTGGGAAAGTGAGCAGCAGATCAAGGTTGCTCCGGTCATTGCTCCTATTTGGGCAAGCATTAGCCGGGAAGCATGGAACGTAGCCAAGTTCCCGTCAACTAATTGGTATTCAGATAATATAATATGTCATGACTTAAACGTGGCGGGTTATCAGCATTTCGTCAGCAGGGCTTATGTGCATCACGCAGGTAGCCAGACGATAGGCGTTGATTTCAAGAAAAGCCATGAGGAACCGAGGGCGTGGATATTAGAGAACCGCCCAGATATGTACGAGGCTATCTATGGCTGAGTTTCGCAAATTGCCTACACAGGCAGAGCTACAGCAAATGCTCTTTATGGAGTCTATGCGGGTAAAAAGTCCGCAGGAGATTGCTCAGGAAGCATTGGCGGCAGGAACGACTATCAAGCCGATTCCTGAGAACGTATTTCAGAAAATGGCTGGCGGTGCTAGAACGGCTGGAGCGTTTGTTAATCGTGCTGGAACTGCGGCAGACGTAGCGAAACTATTTCCCGGTTACACAGGTCAGAGTACCGTAAATATTCCGACTAGCTTTAACTTTGCGCCTAAGCAAGCTCCTACGGGTGAGATTATCCCCGGTGGATTGCAGACTCAGCCTGTTAATGTGAATCAGTTGCTTCAGGCGATCAAACCTGCTGATGTGCTTGGTATTTCAGGGGCTGAGAGGGCTTATTCAGACGTTGGTATAGGTAAGGCTCCACAGCCGCTAGATGTTTTGGACGTAGCTGGGCTAGGTGCTACAGGGTTAGTCGGTGGTAAATCAGCTATAAATGCTGTAAAAAACGTCGCTAGGACGGGGATGGATACGACTGGTATCCCGTCTTTAATTGGAAAAGGTGTCAAAGATGGGCAAAACTACAAAATCAGTCAAGAAGGCGGGTTCTACAACGTCACTCCCAGAGAGCTTGCAGAAAGCGGAGATGCTTTTAAGCAAGTACAGGGAATCGGGCTATACCCCGGAACAGCCGCTACCACAAGAGGAAAGGGACAAGCTGTATATGGCTTTGATGAACAAGAAGCGAACAGGCAAGTTCTCTCTAGACTAAGCAACCCGCAACAGAACCCGTTACTTAATGTTGCTAGCAGTTACACTCAAAGTGTCTTAGGCAAGCCGTATGATCTGAATTTCTCTATGCCTGAGAGCAGCCTTGCAAAGCAAAGCGGAATTGGTAGGTCTTACGAGATAATGGTTGATGCGTCGAAACAGCAAAAGGATGCTGTGTTCAATGCTTATGCGAATGATCCTGAATTTGCGCCAATCATTCAGCAATTTAAGATTAAAGATTACGATGATTTGGTAGCAAAGTCTTACCAGCAACTAGAAAAAGAAACCGTCCAGCAGTTTAGGAAGCTACCGTTAAGGCTGCAATTCCACAGTGGAGAGGGGAATTATTTAGATTCTCCTGAAGCGGTCAGAGATATGATCCTGCATAGGAATTTGACTGTTTACAAAGGTGGAGACAGGCACGAATTCCTGCATAACATAGATAAAGAGACTGGTCTAAACTCAAACGAGATGTTTAGGGCTGTTCACGATGCTTTCGGGCATGGGATCAGAGGGAACAGTTTCGGCGCGTTAGGTGAAGAAATAGCGTGGGGGTCACACTCTCAGATGTATTCTCCACTTGCCAGAATTGCAATGACAAGTGAAACGCGAGGACAAAATAGCTTTGTAAATTACACTCCGGTCAATGCTGCACTGACTCGCGCTATGGAGGATTTGAGAGAAATCCAGTGGAATAAGAGGCGTGAAGGTGATTCGGCTGCGGTTGAAGAAATCGGAAAAGCTATTCGTGAGCTTGGTAATGATTGGAAATATGCGAAACAAGGTTCAATTGTTCTGCCGCCTGAATTTACGAGAACTGACTTTGCAGGCGGGATGCCGGAGTATTTGCTTACCACTCAAAAAGTACCGCTAGAAACTGCGCCAGAGCAGCTAACGCATTTCAGCAGACAGGCAGGATTACTTGGTCTTGATCCTACAAAATACGGAACTGGCATCAAAGGTTCTGAGGCTGCACGATTAGCGCAAACAAGAAACCCAGTCATTGACAGAACTTATTTTTATCGTGGTGAGCCGGGATCGGTAACGCCAGAAGCAGGATTAGGCACTAACGTCTATACGGCATCATTGCCAAATTTATATGATATAACTGCTGACCCGTTGCGGTTGGGGCAGTTGGCAAATATACGCAATATGACAAGTTATGCCGCAAAATATGGTCAGGGCAGACGAGATCAGGCTCAAATGCTTACAGACTTAGAGCGTCTAACGAAAGAATACGGTTACGGTGGACTACTCGACCCAACAAAAGCTGTTATATGGAACCCGACACAAGTACAGCAGGTAAGATGAGCAAGGCATGACACCCGAAAGGTAATGCAAAAATGGAAACAGAAATCACTAAAGATGAAGAAAATAAATATCCCGGCTTAACTAACGCAGGGAAGGGCAGACCAGCAGGAAGCCTTAATAAGTCCACTACAGTAGTGCGTAACGCTATAGCGACTCTGCTAGAGAAGAACGTGCCTTACATGGACAGATGGCTACAGAGGGTCGCTGAAGGCGATGAGGTGCTAGGGTTAAAGCCTGATCCGGCTAAGGCACTAGACCTAATGCAGAAGCTCTCGGAGTACCACATACCTAAGCTGGCAAGGACTGAGGTGACAGGTAAGGACGGGGAAGCTCAGGAGATGGTTATCAGATGGGGAGGGAAGAAATGAGCTATAAGCCAGTGAATTGCCCAAGTTGCAGCGCGTTCCTAGTGAACAACAAATGCCTGAACTGCGGATACGTTAAGTGACAGAGATTGTCATTCCTTACGATCCGAGAGATCAGCAGCTAGAGATACATGATGCGATTGAGCAGCATCGTTTTACTGTGGTGGTTGCCCATCGTCGCATGGGAAAGACTGTTTCGGCAATTAACCATCTCATCAAGTCCGCTATCGAGTGCGACAAGCCAGACCCACGATTTGCCTACATTGCGCCTACTTACGGACAAGCCAAAAGGGTAGCGTGGGATTACCTTCAGAAGTACACACGGTCATTAGGAGCTACCTACAATGTCTCTGAGTTACGCGCTGATTTTTATGGGCGTCGGGTTAGTCTATATGGGTCTGATAATCCTGACAGTCTTAGGGGGCAGTATTTTGATGGCGTGGTTATCGACGAAGTTGGCGATCAGAACCCACGCATTTGGAACGAAATCGTCCGACCTGCTCTTGCCGACCGTATTGGGTGGGCTTGTTTCATTGGCACTCCTAAAGGTAATAACCATTTCGCTGAGTTAGCGGACAGGGCTAAGACCGAGGAAGGCTGGCGATTCCTACAGTTCAAGGCTAGCGAAACAGGAGTCTTGCCGGACGCAGAGCTAAAGGCTGCTTATCGAGAGATGGGCGAGGACAGGTATAACCAAGAGTTCGAGTGTTCCTTTAACGCAGCAGTCGAAGGGTCTTACTATGGCAAAATTATTAATGACCTTGAAAGGGATAGCCATATTACTGACTTTCCTCGTGATGATCTGTGCCGTAGCTTTGTTGCATGGGATCTTGGCATCAGCGACTCTATGTCTCTCTGGGTTGCACAACTGGCTGGGAAAGAGGTTAGATTGCTTGATTGCGTCGAAAATCATGGACAGGGGCTAGACTGGTACGTCCGATGGCTTAAAGAGAACGACTATGCAGGGTTTACCCAAATCCTGCCTCATGACGTACAGGTGAGAGAGCTAGGCACAGGCAAGAGCCGTAAGGAAGTCTTAGAGGAAGCAGGGCTATCGATAACGGTTGCGCCTAGATTGTCGGTAGCTGATGGGATACAGGCTGTTAGACGATTGCTGCCTAGATGCTGGTTTCACCCAAGGACTAAGCTGGGGCTAGATGCGCTTAGGAACTACCGCCGGGAGCATGACGAGCGTAGGCAGATATTCTATGAGAAGCCATTGCACGACTGGTCTAGCCACATGAGTGACGCTTTCCGGTATCTGGCTATAGGTCTTGACGAATCAGATAGTTCATGGCAGACAACGTTGCCAATTTCGACCAAATGGATTGTATAATCAGCAAAACCCGTTAAGGATTTGCTATGAAGATGGATGACGGTCAGATCAAGAGTATTATCGAAAATGAAATCGATAACTCTATTGGGTACATTGATACCGAGACAACAGATCAACGGGCTAAAGCCCTAGAGTATTACTTACGCTACCCATACGGTAACGAGATTGAAGGGCGTAGCCAGATTGTCACTGGAGAGGTAGCCGAAGCGATAGATGGCGCGTTACCGCAACTTATCCGAGTCTTTACGACTACAGAGGATATTGTCTCTTTTGAGCCGCAGACCCCAGAAGATGAAGCGTCTGCTAAACAGGCTACGGACTATTGCAACTGGGTGTTCTACCGCGAGAATGACGGTCTAATCATCCTGCATAACTGGTTCAAAGACGCGCTGATGATGAAGGTCGGCGTAGTCAAGGCATACTGGGAAGCCAAAGAGGACGTTAACAAAGAGTCCTACAAGAACCTGACCGAAGATGAATTAGCCCTGCTGCTGTCTGATCCTGCTATCGAGGTGGTCAGCCAGAACGTCGAGTTTATCGATGGTGGCGTTGATCCGATGGGCTTTCCGATCCAAATTCCGTTGTACTCGGTCAAGGTCAAGAAGGTCAAGAAATACGGCTGCGTCAAGATTGAGAACGTGCCGCCAGAAGAATTCCTGATTAGCAAATCGGCAAGAACTATTGAAGATAGCCCGTTTGTGGCTCATCGTCGGTTGCTGACTCGTAGTGAGTTGGTAGCGATGGGCTTTGACAAGGATGTGGTCGAGGGATTGCCTTCTTACGACGATCTTCAGTACACAGTCGAGCGAGTAGCCCGATTCTCTCAGGGTGAGCAGCCGGATGAGAATATCAGCCTTGACCCTACGATGCAGGTCTGTGAGGTCTATGAGTGCTATATCAAGATCGACGTTAATGGCGACGGTATCGCTGAACTGCGTAAGATTGTTTATGCAGGTAGCGAAATCCTAGATGACGAGGAATGTGACCTAGTTCCGTTCCATAGCCTGTGTCCGATCCCTATTCCGCACAAGTTCTTTGGTCAGAGCTTGGCAGACCGGACAATGGACATTCAGCTAATCAAGTCTACGGTTACTCGTCAAATGCTCGATAACCTGTACCTAACGAACAATGCTCGTCTGGGTGTGGTTGACGGTCAGGTGAACTTGGATGACGCGCTAAACGCTACTCCGGGTGGGATTATTCGCATGAAGTCTCAGGGTGCGATTATGCCTGTCGAGGTTCCTGCGGTAACGGCTCAGGCTTTCCCAATGCTTGAGTACATGGATCAGGTTCAGGCTAAACGTACAGGCGTTAGCGACCAGCAACAGGGTCTTGACCCGGATGTACTCAATAACGTGAGTGCTACGGCTATTGCCGCGATGATGAAGTCGAACTCTGGCAAGCTGGAGTTGATCGCTAGAATCTTTGCTGAGACAGGCGTTAAATCGCTGTTCAAGGGCATTTTGCACCTATTAGGCAAGTATCAGGATCAGGCAAAGATTGTCCGTATGCGTGGCAAGTTTGTGCAGTTTGATCCTCGTACATGGACAAATCAGTATGACGTTGCCATTAACGTAGGCTTGGGTTCAGGTGATCGGGATCAAAAGCTAGCCATGCTCCAGATGATTCTAGGCAAGCAGGAGCAAGCCTTGACTCAGTTCGGTCCAAGTAATCCTCTGGTATCTGTGGCTCAGTACCGGGATACCTTGGCTAGACTGATTGAGTCGGCTGGTTTCAAGGATGCTAAGGCTTTCATTAACGAGATCAGCCCTGAGCAGAACGCAGCATTGTCGCAACCAAAAGAGCCTGAACCAGATATGCAAGCAGAGGCTACTCGTCTAATCGCAGAGGTTGAGCGTGAAAAGACTGAGGCTAAGGCTCAGATTGAGGCTGCTAAGTTACAACTAGAGAAACAATCGCTTGAGGCTGAATATACTCGTAAGGGTATTGAGATGGCGATGAAGGCAGAGCAGAACGCAGCAGATATGCGGATTCGTGAGGCAGAGCTAGCGGTCAAGCAGTTGCAAGCGATTCTGGCTATGGACTTGGCTGACGAGGATAGCCGCAACAAACAGGCTGATATTGTCCTGAAGGCTATCAGGGAACTTGGCAATCTGACTAAGGGTTCAAATGGACAAGTCTTTATGGGCTGAGAATCTGCTGAAAGATGAGTGGTTCCAACAAATGATGTCGGAACTAAAGGCAGCAGAAATTAACAAGTTCGCAATGAGCCAGTATGATGACATCTCGAGTAGAGAACAGGCATACATGACGCTTCGGACGTTAGAGATTGTCGAGACGTACCTTGAAGGACTATCGGCACAGAAGAAGATTGATGCTAAAAAACTAAAGATTTTGTAATCCGAGTCGGGCGGTTCCCGATATAATTTAGGAAATATATATGAGCGATACTGGAAGTATGACCCCGGAAGGG